CTGCGTGATAATTGTAATGAATATGCCATTGTAGACACCAGATATGGTGTCTTGCCGTGTGAGCAACACCAGATACAGGATGATTTAATAGAACGGCCATTGGTGGTGGAGTTTTGCAGTCATACCCAAATAGATCGGATTCAAAGGGAACGGGACAAATATAATGGCGACATTGAGCAACCATGGTTGCCGGGAAAAGATTTGAAGCCCAATCCCAACTTTGTTAAATTGTACCCGGAAAAGGCCAAAGACTATTTTTCAGATGAGGAACTAAATAGCTTGTGATATATTGATGATCAAGAGGTTTTAAGACCCATGATTGAACTACCCATTCTTCAAACAGATTACTTTTTTGTCATTGAGCCAGTGGCCAAACCCCGCATGACCCAACGGGACAAATGGGCACAACGTGATTGTGTGGTTGAGTATTGGGCATTTGCCAACAAATTGACTGAATTGACCAATAAACAATATTTTGCCTTGCCGGATTATTTTGATATAGATTTTTATATATCCATGCCTAAGTCATGGTCTGAAAAAAAGAAACTGGATTTTGACGGGAAACCACACCAAGTTAAAAAAAGTAAAGACCGGGACAATCTGTTAAAAGCGGTTCAAGATGTGTTGCGCCCGGACAATGACGGTCAAATTTGGGGTGGTAGGGTTTGCAAGTGGTGGAGTCGTGAAGGGGGTATTAAGATAACCGTATGAACAAAAGGCAGCGACAACTTAAAGAAGTGTTGAGGGAAGAAAAAAAGATTTATATCAAGTGGAACACACGCCCCACACAATATGATTCATCGATGATTGAAAAAGCCCAAAAATATGTGAAAAAATGTGTGGAAGACAACGAAATACCATACTTGGAAGAATTGGCGTTATCTTTGGGGGTTTCTGAATGGACACTTAAAAACTGGGAAATGAGTAACCCGGAGTTTTCTGAAGTGTTTAAGCTGTTGAAAACGACTCAAAAACTGGACATTAAGCGCAAAGCACTTACAGAACGGGTTAATCCCGGGATAGCCAAATTGTTATTGTCAGCAGAACATGACGTTGTGGAGCGGGTACGAAGTGAAGTGGTGGCAGATGTTAAGTTGGAACAACAATTTTCACCCGAACAAGAGGCGAAGATCAGGCGGGGATTTTTGCAGGTAATGGAAGAAGCAACCAAATAATATGAGCGAGATTGAAGACCAAATATCTTGTTTGGCGTTTATCGTGAACAACAAGATTAAAAACGAAAACGGGTCATTGATTGAGTTTAAGGATCACAGGTTTTTATTAGAACCATACACCGACATGACACCAGAACAAGTGGTGATGAAGCCGTCACAGATCGGTTGGAGTGTGTGCGGGATTAACAAATCACTTTGGCTTGCCAAACACAGACGGGCAAACGTGATTTATACATTGCCTTCAAAATCAGTGGTCAAAGACTTTGTGCAGCCAAAAGTTGAACCAATCATTGAACAAAATAGGCTGTATTCCGAATGGATGGGCAAGACCGATTCAACTGCACTGAAAGCTGTTGGTGATCGGTTTATATACTTTCGGGGGTCATGGGAACAATCAGCCGCTATTTCCATTTCAGCCCATGTGTTGATTAATGATGAACGTGACCGCTCGAATCAAATGGTGTTGGAAACCTACCGCACCCGGTTGGATGATGCCAAACGGGAACGCCCGGATTTGGGATTTGTCTGGCAATGGTCAAATCCATCCATTCCCGGGTTTGGGGTTGATGAAACATGGCAAGTTTCCAATCAAAAACATTGGTTTGTTAAATGTTCACGCTGTAATTATGAGTATTATTTGAAGTTTCCCGACAATATAGATTTTGTTAAAAAATTATATATTTGTGCCAAATGTAAGCGTCCCATGTCTGATGAAGACCGCCGTTTGGGGCGGTGGGTCGTTAAGTTTCGTGATCGGCCTGTTGCCGGGTACTGGATCAGCCAGTTAATGATCCCATGGATTAGTGCCGAAGAAATCATAGCCAAATCAAAAAAAGATCAATCAATTTTCCATAACTTCTGTTTGGGGTTGCCTTATGTGTCACAGGATCAATCAATATCACGGCAAACAATTCTTAATTGCGTATTACCCAACGCTAACCCCCGAACGGGTGTGGTAATTGGGGTTGATAACGGGGTAATTAAAACCGTGGTGATTGGAAACATCCATGGAATTTTTAAGGTATATGAAACCGACTCATGGGAAGTAATTGAGGATGATTTGTTGAGGTATAGCGCAACTATGGTAATTGATGCCAACCCATACCCGGTAATGCCCAAAAAATTAGTTGCTAAATACCCCGGGCGGGTGTTTGTTAATTACTTTACACAGGAACAAAAAGATTTACAGATTATTCATTGGGGTTCAGGTGATAAACGCGGCATTGTGACTTCAGATCGAACCAAAATAATTGACATGGTGGTGTCAGAATTGCAGCATCAAGACATTTTGTTCAATCTCACAATTACGGATTTGGAACAATATATTTCGGACTGGACACAAATGTTTCGAACCATAGAACAAAACAGCCAAGGGATTCAAAAGGCCGTATGGCGCACCATCGAAGGCCGTCGGGATCACTTTGTATTTGCCACTATTTATTGGAGAACGGCATTGGAAAAGGTATTTTCAATTGGTGGTGTTATTCGTAATCCAAGCAAAAAGACAAATGCTATGATTAAACCGGGAATTTTTGTTAGTCCCGAAGGTACTGTGCCGGGTGTAGACTTAAAGAAAGTTGTTGAGCGTAACAACAAGAAAAACAAAAAATGGAAAACCAAATAAATCCAAATTTAGCCTCAAAAGTTACATTTGATGATGTGATAACTGTTGAAATGACGCTTGGGCATGGAGTGTCCGAGGTTTTTAAATGTATCACTTGTGGTCAGAATGGGGGTATGAGTAAAATACTGTTTAAGTATTGGGGTGTTCTTAATAAAATATTTTTTAACAAAGAGTACCCCACACCACCAAATTTTGAAGTTAAATGTGTTAAATGCAAAACTTTATATCGAATAAGAAACCATGAGCCAATCACCTAATCTAGCAAACAGAACTGATGATCAAGACCGCAAGACGGGGTTGCAATCTTCGGGTGTGGATGAACCACTTGGTTTGGGTTTGAAAGATGATGATATTTTGAGAATCATTGGGACGCACGTTGAAGACGGGGTGACATTTTGGAATGCAGAATTGAATTTGGACGAGTCCCGGTCAAAGGCTGAAAAGTTTTATTTGGGTGACACATACAGTGAAGATGATTTGTATGATTTCCAAACTCCATACAAGAACAACCGCGTATTAACCGCAATTGAAACTTTAATTCCCATGGCCACTTCCCAAGTGGCACAACCCGTGGTCACGGAAGGTTCAGACACCGATGAATCCCGGCTGTTGGCTCACGACTTGGAAGATGTGTTGTTGGCTCAATATGAAGACTTGGATTTGAAGGGATGTTTCATCATGGCCGTCCGCCATATTTTAACCGGGCAAAGAATGGCTGTTTTGAAATATAGATTTGACCCAGATGGCGGCAAGAGGTTGCCAGACGGATCAAGGCGAGGTTCAATCGTGGTGGAAACAACCCGCCCGGGCAAGGTGGTTTTTTCAGCAGAAGCGTCAGACCCCGACAACATCCCATTAATTGCTGAATATTTATCAGCCACCATTGAAGAACTAACAATTAAATTTCCAGCCAAAAAAGATGAGATATTCAAACAATTTGGAATTGTGCGTGGGACACGAAGTCAATTGGCACGCAAAGTTGGGTATCAAGAGGTTTGGTTCACTTACTACGACAAGAAAAAAGAACCACAAGAGGCGGTGGCGTGGGTGATTGACCGGGATTTGTTGTTGGGATCGAGTAAGAATCCAAACTGGAATTATGACGAGTTCGAACAAAAAGAGGATGGCAAGGTAGTTCGGTTGAATTTCTTTGATGCACCTAAAAAGCCATACATTATTATGAATCACTTAAATTTGGGTAAATATGTAATTGACGACACTTCTTTAGTTGACCAAGCAATTCCATTACAAGTGATATTGGAAAAACGGGGGCGGCAAATTGTGGAAAACGCAGATCAAGCAACTTCGGGTTTGGTTTTGAATTCAGGGATGATTTCACCAGATGATGCCGCAAAGATAATCGGCGACCCGTCAGAAAAAATATTAGTTGATGGTGATGTGCGTGCCGCAGCCACAAGATTGCCATACAACGTCATGCCAAGTTTTGTGATTAACGACAAAGTGGATGCCCGGGCTGAAATTGACAATTTGTTTGGCGCAAACGCCCCAGTACGGGGTGAAAAATCAAATGAAGACACTTTAGGGGCACTGGTGTTGTCCCAAAGATCAAATGCCGGACGGTTGCAAACAGTCACCAATGCTATTGAAGTTGCCGCCAGCAAGTTATATCCGGCACTGGTGCAGATGATGAAGGTTTATTGGGATGAACCGGAAATTGTGAGATACACACCAGCCGAAGGCAAAACTAGGTTTATAAACTGGAATGGTGACAAAATTGAAGACGGTGTGAAGGTGCGAGTCAAACAAGGTTCAGCACTTCCAAAAGACAAGACCACAATTAAAAACGAAACCGTACAACTTCAGGCGACACTTGACCCACTCACGATTGCTGAAGGTATGGACTATGCCAATCCAAAAGAAATGGCCAAACGGATTGTTTATTATCGTTTCTTTATGGACAAATATTTGACTGAAGTTTTGGCAGATGATGGGTCAATGATTGATCCACAGGCCG